TTGGCACTCTTAGCCATCTCACTCTTAGTAAAGTCCAAAGCCTCCTGAATGCTTTTGCGCAACGCCTTCAGAGCAGCATCGGAACCAGCAGCAGCCTTACCTTTAGCGTATCCAGCCTTGGCATCCTTCTTGTTGAAACGCATAATATTGCGTCCACCCAACTCGGCACGAACCATCGGGTCATTCAACCGCTTGGCAACACCAGCCATGTTCTTGCCAACCTTCTGGGCTTCACCATAACGAGACTTAGCCTTAGAGGCGTGCATTTCACGCCCAACACCCCGAGACATAACATTGTAGGCTTCCTCATCGCCAGCCTTCTCAAGTTGACGCATCTTTTGACGCAACCCCATGCGGTCCCAGTCGTCCTTGGAAATGTTTTTTGGGCGACGAATATTCTTTGGTGCTTTACCTTTAGCCATAATTATCTCCTAGTTGCTGCCAATAACGCAGCGTACCGCGCCATCGGGTCGTTTATAGTGCCCAACATATTAGTTGTGGCTGTTCTACGAGGTTGGGTACGAGAACCCGTAGGAGCCTTGGAATCCTTGAACATTTGCTTAGTGCCCCTGTACGCCGTACGGGCACCCTTAAGGGCTTGTGGAGCCTTCAGGAACGCCATAAACGCTGCCAGTGAGGCAGCGTGACCAGTATCAGGACCAGAGTCCCGCAACCTAGTAAGTTCGTTAGCACTCAGCGGAGACATTAAATCCACCGCACCACGGTTCGCTTTATCTATAGCCCCAGTAGTAGCCCTAATGCCGCTACGCCCCTGCGCACCCACGGCGTTCGTTGGCATTTCGGATTGCCCCGTCATAGAACTCAAATAGTTCATCAGGTCTTGCAAATCAATGCCTTGCGATTTGCGACCCTTAGCCATTACTTACCAGCAGACCAGTTCTTTCCAGATTCCTTCATAACCTTCATATGCTGCTTAGCCATAGCAGATGTCTTTGCCATTGCACGCTTCTTGGTCGCTGTTCGTGCGAACTGCGACCCCAACTTCTTGGCAACTGGCGCAGACAACTTTGCTGTCGCTTTGGCAGCATCATCCCAGAATCCTGCTGGGCGAGCCAATCCAGTAATCGCAGGCTTCCTAGCCATTAGCGGCGACCTTTTTCAATCTTTGTCTGAAAACGATTTCGGGCACGCTGAGCCTTTGCGGCACGACGAACGCTGGCGTTCGTGTTATTGGCAGCAACAGCCTTTTTTATTTTGGTTTCCATTTTAGGATATTTTCCCTGTTTGTTCGCTTTGCGGGCAGCATCACTGTAGGATTGAACACGCTTCATACGAGTGGATTCCGCCAAATCAAACGCCTTAACCCCAAAGGAACCGTCTTGTTTTGCCGCTCCACGACGCAAAGCCTTGCCCATAGACGAGGTTTTATCCCAATGTTTCAACTGCCTGTAAGAACTTGCGGACAATGTCTTTTTAGCAACTTTATCCGCTGCCTTTTGGATAACAGGACGAACAATATCATCCAAGAAACCTTCTGGGCGGGCAAGCCCGCCGATTGCTGGTTTACGACCCTTAGCCATTATTTACCTGTTTTTCCACGCTTCCAAGAATCCCCAGAAGCAGCCTTAGAGGAATATTTACCATACGGAGTTGGTTTACGGCTAGCAACCTTAGTTGTGGTTACAGTCTTGGGTTTCTTAGATGCAGCATACGCTGCACGACCCTCGGCACGCAAACGCTTCTCACGCTTACCACGCTCACCCATAGGCGACAACTTCCCGCCCTTGGATGTCACATACTTGCGCACCGCTTTGCGCTGCGCAAACAACTCACGACCAGCAGCCCGAGCAGCCTTTTCCTCAACGCTACGAGAACCAGCCCTAGAGGGGGTAATGCCTTGCTTCGCCACATAAGCGGAAACAGCGGCACGACGCTTCGCACCACGCTTCGGTGGTTGCTGACCGTTATCCAAAACTGCGTAATACTGAGGCATTATAACTCCTAAATTGATTTCGGGTGACGGAGGTTTCACCCTCCGCCACCCGAAAGTGTTATGACTTGCGGTAAATGCTCACCGCATCCGCTGCAGTGAACACTGCAACGAACGACGCTGACGATGCAGCAGCGACAGTTGCCGAACCGACAAGCGTCACTCCCGAAGCACCAGCAGTCAAGGTGATTGCGTGCGTTGAAGCAGCAAGGTTCACAACGGTGAATCGGAAACTTGAACCGACCACTTCATCCGTGAACGCCGCACCCAACTGGGCACCCGTTGGCGTTGTCAACGCACGACCCGCTGTTGGGGTCATCGTGTAAACAACTTCCGCTGCACCAGCAAGAGTGGCAGCAGACTGGGTCGTTGCTTCATCGGCGGCGGCAACAACAGTTACCTTCTCCTCTTTAGCAGCCCACGCCTCCAGACGCTTGCGAGCAATAATTCCTTGTGTATCATTCTGAACCAATGGCATTTTTTTCTCCTATTGTGGTTTGGTGGGTGGGGGTTTTACCCCCACCCACGATTATGACTGCTGTTCTAATTAGGCAGTCTTGGCAGTCAGTTTGCCCTGCTTCTTGGCGTTACGGCAAGTAAGGTTGCCGTAGCAAAGAATCAGTGCGTAACGGGCATCCACATCCTCTGGGGACACGAACTGGGTTTGTGCAAACCACTTACCCGAGTGACCAACCAGCGTCAGATACTTGCTATTCAGGAAGTACACGACACCTGCGGTGCAATGCACATCGTACGCCACTGGAGCAGCCTTGTAAAGCAGGTTCTGGAAACCAGCATCTGCAGTCTTGGTGTCAGTGAAACGGAGCGATGGAACCAACAACGCCTCATACTTCTCAAACAGGGTCTGAGTCGTAAGAATCATGTCTGGGTGGTCATTGCCCACCGACACGGTGTTGTAGGCAGTCGCCATCTGAGCGAGAGTCAACGCAGTTGCGGTGTTCTCCTCATATGAACGCCAGTATTCGTTGCCCGAGGTTGCACGGTTGATTCCACCGACAGTTCCCGAAGCCTCAACGATATTTCCCAGACCGTTCCAGTCCTTGCCGCTGTTGCCCGTTCCGTCTGCGAAGAACATTTGGTTGAAACCTTCACGCATGGACTCCTCAGCCTGCATGATTTTGGCTTCCAACAGGTTGATGATTTCCTGTTCGCCGTTGTTCTTGGCTTCCTCAATGCCCGAAATGCTGATGGATGCAGCGTACTGCTTCCAGTCGTATTCGGCGGCAGTGATTCCGCTTTGTGGGGTCAGAGCCAACGAATCGTAGCCACTGTACGAAGCGACGGTGCTGTTGGTGCCGTAAATCAACGGCTCAACAATCTTGGTTCCGCCATTCAGCATACGGATACGACCCTTGTCCTGAAGGAAGTAGGTCAACGGGCGAGCCGTGAACACATTGTCCGTCAGTTGGTCACGATAGTTTGCCAGCGTGGTGCTGAGCAACGCATCAAAGTTTGGGTTAGACATTTCTGTTTATCCTCCTAGGATAATTTTGTGGTTATTAGTTTGCACCGAGTGAACGCTTGGCAGCAGCCCAAGCATCCTGAATGTTCGTAATAGTTTGACTGCCTTCGCTGGTAGCCGACGCACTAGGATTAGAACCACCAGAAACCACAGCAGCCTGTCGCTTTGCGGCGACAACAGCAGCCTCAGTTTCCTGTTTCTTTTTCTGTGCTTCGGATTCCAAACGCTGACGGTCCATCATTTTGTCAAACATCATTTGCTTATAGGTACCTTCAAGGTCTGTTGAGCCTAGGCGAAGTGCGGTGTTAACCACTTCGCTCACATTAAAATCGCTGTATTTTGCTTGCAGGGACGAGATTTCCCGCTCAATTTGCTGCTGAGACTGGTATTCCTCAAATGAAGCAACTCTCCGCTCCATATCTCGGAATTTCTGGTCAACTGGGTCCAACGGCTCATCCGTCGCAGTTTCGTCAACCATATCAATAGCCTGCTGCCGAGTAATACCATAATGCCTAGAAAGTAGGTCAATGGTAGCCTCGGGATTACGCTCCAACGCCGACTGAATAGCGGCAGCAAATTCAACCTGCTGCCTCTGCTCACTCAATTCCTGCGTCTTACGAGTATAATCCGCTTGCCTTTGATAACCGCTCAACGCTTCAGAAAGCGGAACCTTAAGTTCCTCGCCATCCACCTTGATAGGTACGACATAATTGGCGTACTCATCAACAGGTAAAATTGGTGTTTCTACTGCTGCTTGTGTCGTCTCCGCTTCTATGGTTGCACCAGTGCTGGTGTCCGATGGTGACGATACTGCGATTTCATCGCTCATTGTTATTTTTCTCCCAGAGTCCTAAATGGTTGCTCTACCCTAGGAGGAGGCTGTTCCCTAGAGGGTTACAGGGTCATCCCTTGCTCAAAACCCGCTAAACCTGCCTCAGCCTGCTGAGGGACAGTCGGATTAGGGTTTGCAGGCGGAATTGGTACACCGCCACCCATACCCAGTTCAGCAGCCTGCCCCGCAGGTGGTTGTGGGGGCGGAGCAGACTGCATAAACTGCTCAGGGGACTTGACACCGAAACCAAACTGTAGCACATAATTAGCCAACTTGCCCATGTCAATAACCCCAGCGGCAGCAAACGGAGCCATAGCATCCACAATCTGCAGAGCGGTTTGACGGCGGAACGACTCATTAACGGGCTGGGTAGAGCCACCCACTACCTCAAAGTCAAAGTCCCCAGCCAAATAGTCACGGTCATATTTGACCCATACTGGGTCACCGTTCTTGGAAACAATACGGGCAACCTGTTCGCCAGTCATAAACTGTTGAGCCAACTTGACCAGTCGTCGGGCAACCTCAGCCATACCACGCTCAACCGTAGCCAACTTATCTGCCGTCCTAGCGTTAGCCGCATCCTGCATCAAAGCCGACTCCGTAGCGGTACGGCGTATCTCCGATACGCCACCCCGCATAAACTCAGACACACCAGAAACACGGTCAATGTCACCCTGAATCACATTGGATTGATTATAGAAATCTGGCGGGTTAATAACCGCAGGCATAGGCGAAATAACATTACCAATAGAATCATCCCCAATAACAGGCACCATTACATTGTCCTCATCGGACTCCAACGCTGTGCGACCCAACTGGTCAAACGCCGACTCCTTATAGAGCCATTTGCGAGCAAACCGCTTGCGATGGTTCATCATCTGCGTACGAGTCTCATTAAGTTCCTTCTGTAGCGGCTCAATCGCTTCCAGTTCACCCAACGGATAAAATTGGTCGGGCACATCATAATCCCGCAACATAACAAACGGATGACCAAACGCATACGGCATCTGCATCGGCTTCACCAAGAAGTTGTCTCCGCCTTCAGCAAAGACAGACATCGTACGATTCTTAATATCGTAAAACTCCCAGATTTCCGCATAGCCTTCGTTCTTGTCACGAATCTTGCGCACTGATGGGTCATCCGCATAGCGGCTGACCGCCATAGCACCAACCGACTCCCTAGCAGCCTTATTGTAACGCTTATCGCTACGAACTTCCGCTAGTGGACGGCGGACACGCTGGGCAATCCAACGCATATCCTTGGTGGATGTTGCATCTGGGTCAACAAACACATCGT